CATACAGTATTGGGTCGTCATCATAAAGAAGATCTTCCAGTGGCGTCCGTTCATGAAAAGTTGGCGGATCGCCGTGTCCTTCATAAAGGCCCGGTCATACATACAATCGTCCATAAGGACAAAGACTGGTGAGCACTTTCCTATGGCCAAGAGCTTCTTTTGACGCTCTATGATTTTCTCAAGGGCATCTCGGTTATAATCACCAAACACGAATAGGTCCGGAATAAACTGTTTATAGTACCCATTTCCCTCTTCAGTTCCTGACATGGCGATACCGGCTGGCAAGTGCTTTTTGTGCCACAAAATGTCTGTAACCAGGGTTGATTTTCCCGTTCCACGCTTCCCTATAAAAACACACACCTTGTCATCAGCCATTTTGGACGGATCAAACTTTCGGAGTTGCAAAGACATCCTCCTTCCTACAATTTTGAAACAAAATTGAAGTTGGCCTGGAGCGCGATACCCCCGACTGGAAAGAAATATTACTCTCTACTAGGATGTCCGCAGGATACATACAGCTTGTAGCACTTGGACAACAAGACGCGTATCTCTCCGGGGAACCACAGGTGACGTATTTTTCGGGAGTGTACAAGCGACATACGCCTTTTGTTCTTGAGGCCTACGATATTCCATTTAATGACCAGTACATAACCTACGGAGGAACAAGTATCTGTCACATTCCTCCGAAAGGGGATCTTATACGAGGTCTTACACTCAAAATGACACTTCCAGCTCTGTATAATCCCGGAAATGACTGGGTGTGGCCACTTACGGCAAGTCCGTTAAACGTTCCTAAACTTTGGTTCGGTCTTACGAACGGAACTATAAACCAAGTCCAAGGTTCATTTAACGTGCCGTACTATTCGACAAATGGATACTCTTCATGGGCATCCTCGTTTTTTCCAACGTACGGAACGTATAATGCCAACACAAATTACTTCAACTTTACATATTCTACAGGTTCCGTTAAACTTGCCAATGTCATTGTTCAATCGACGTCCACATCAAATAACGCAGCATCTCCTATTTTCTGGGGTTTAGATCCTTTAGGATACTCTTATACAGATGCGTATGGAAACCTCGTATATACCGCAACATCAAACACTGTGACCCCAACATATACACTTCAACAGGCTGGCTGGGTTCAAACATCTGGTACGGTCGTCAACACTTTGGCTGGCCTATACGTATCTCTTGTTCAGTCGTATCCACCTGGAAACAACCTGAATTACCTCAATTTAAATTACACTGATCAAAATGTTTCGTATTTTTATAACAACGATTCAGTCGGAGATTACAGTATTTCGCCAGGTGGTTGTATCGTTTTTAACGTTCCCGGGTACTACCTTGTGCGTGCAGGTTTCAACATTGATGTCGGTTCAGTCCAGTCTCTGAGTTACGCCGTCCTTTCTTCAGATTATTCGGGGGTTGTACCTTCGTCGTTTGCGTACACTTCGAACTGCACTGTTTCTCCAAGTCCGTCATCACCTCTTGTCATTCCCATTAACGTTACGGTGGCGGGGCAATACTATGCCTTTTTCACAAGCACGACGGGTACGGGCAACTTTCTTCCAGGGACGTACATATCCGCAAGTCCTACAAATGACTTTTATCAATTTTCAAGTGATATTATCGTGACATCAGGTTCTAAGGTTCCTTTGTACGGGAACACGAATCCTCAAAATTTCACTGTGAGTCTAAGCCCAGGTTCAAACATAAACTTTTCCGTCAATGGTGAATACCTCGTGACGGGTCTTTTGAGCGTCTCGAACGCCGTCACGAGCAATACGACTGAAGTGTATGTATCAAATGTAACATTTGGAAACGCAACGAGTTCATACACGTATGATCTGTCCCAGCAAGGACGAAACCCTACATATGCGTTTTCTATACCGGTCGTTGCAAGTAACACGGCAAATTATTGGGTCAATGTCTCGACCCAAAGCGCCTCTGCAAATTTGTTGGCAAATTCATTCTTTGCCGTGACTCAGATTGGTGTTCAGAACGACACAACCCCAAGTGTTGTCCTGCCATATAACGGAACGCTTCTCCAGACGACATCAAACACGCTTACATCTCCATTAAATCTCAAAACAAATTTTTCTTCAAATGGAAACTCCACAGCGTGGGTCACGGTCAATGCAAATGGAAACATCGTGTTCCAAAACGTCTCGTCTTACATGCTCACCGGGGTATTTTACACTACAAATACAGTGACAAATGTCATCATTACAAACTCGCATTCTAATTTTTTGACGTATTATAACCCAACGCTCGGGTTCAGTAGTTCGCCTCCATATACCATATCAGTTCCTTTTCATATTTCTGATAATACGGCATCCTACGGGATAACTCTCCAGACATCTACGGGCATAGCAAACGTACTTCCAGGGACGTACCTTGCCGTCTATCCCATTGCCTCGAACATCTTTTCTGGAAATTTTGGACAGATTTACAACTACTATGACAGTGTGGGAACGCTGGCCATCGTGAATGCAGATCTCAAAATCGGTGGTCAGACTGTTCAAAGACTTACGGGAGAGTACATCGAGGTGTGGAACGAGTTGAACGTCCCATATGAAAACCAGCCGGGTCTTCAGCTTTTGACGGGAAAATACGACACGCAGACGAGTGTAGGACCTCCGGGCCGTACATACTACGTGAACCTTCCATACTACTTTTACGGAAACCCCGAGCTTTCTTTGCCCATCACGGCTCTTGGGAGACAAGATGTGGAGGTTTGGGTCACGTTCAACAACTTTTCCAACTTGACTTCCGTATCAATCACGAACCCTACACTTACAGCGACAATCATCACAGAGTACGTCTACTTATCTAACCCTGAAATTGACTGGTTCCAGAGTCATAGACTTGATTACGTAATAACACAGTGTCAATACGATCAGTTTGTTCTTGGACAAAATTTTCAATCTGCGGTTTTTGATCTAAAATTCAAGAATCCGATCAAGGAACTCTTTTTCCTCATTCACCCGGACTCCAATTTACCTTACAATTACACGACACCTGGCGGAGGAACTGACGCTTTGACATTTGGTCTGACGTTCAATGGGGAAGACGCGTTTTTGACATCGACTATAAACACGTTGTATGTCGGTGCTATTGAACCATTTACGACGCATACAAACTTTTTCTCGAAACCGACAATGATAACTGCTCAACAACCAAATCAGTACGGCCGACAGTTTTACATGTACTCATTTTCTACAAACCCATTTGGAACCCTTTCATCCGGTCAGATCAATTTTAGTCGGATTCGACAGGTTCTTTTGGAGATGAATATACAAAACTCAAACTTCAATTATCCTTCAAAGACGTTTAACGTTATAGCCTTGAGTCAAAACGTTCTACGAGTAGAAAACGGAATCGGTGGTGTTATGTTCCGTTGATCCCCGTAGGGCGGAAGAGGCGCTCAGCGCCTCTTCCTTTTTTCCCCGAACTTACTAGAGATGGCCGGTCGTGCCAGTTTGTCCTTTCTGGGCCAGGAGGACATTTCACTAAGTGGAGATCCTCAAGTGACGTACTTTATCGAAAAGTACCAGGGTCAGACCCCCTTTGCGTATCGGGTCGACAAGGTCATTTTCGATGAAGCTGGTGTTTCGTTCGGTTCTCAGAACCACAGAATTATTCCTCGATCAGGTGATCTGATTACAGGTATGACATTGTACACCGCATTCCCAACGCCACCACCCGGTGTTCAAGTTCTTGATTCGGTCGGGACACTCATGTTTCAGTACATAGAGCTCTACATAGGCGACGAACTCATAGAACGTCTGTACGGCGAGTTTATAGAAATGACCTTTGATCTCACGGTTCCCAAGGGAAAACAGCCAGCCTTGTCCTTTTTAGATGGGAAAAACCTAACATTTTCTACACTCCCTCAACTTGCATACACGGTGCCCCTTCCATTTTCAACGTTCAAAAAGGGTCTGCCTTTATGTGCTTTCAAGGAGGATGTGACGATCCGTATCGTCTGGAACCCTTCCACGTATTTTACGGTTCCACCAACGCTTATCACCACACCATTCATAGCTCAAATGAACATCGAATATACGTATCTTTCCGAGAAGGAAATTGAGTATATACGTCAGCCGCGTCGGCAGGTGTTTGAACAGGTCCAGTTGAACCAGTTCTTTGCACCGTATCCTCTGAACAACTTTCAGTGTCGCCTCAACTTCTATAATCCCGTCAAGGAACTCTTTTTTGTTTTGCAACAAGACTCGGCACGGGGCTATGACTATAGCAACACGGCAACCGTCGCGGCTGCTTCTAGCACTATAGGCTCAGGTGACTTGTTGAATCAACTCAAGTTTGATTTCAATACGACGACTCGTATAGAACCTACGGTCGGAACTCCTCAGTTCCTGCGAATCATTCAACCTCTCGAGTTCCATACACGTGTTCCGGACCGCCTGTTTTACATGTACTCGTTCAGTCTCGACCCTGAAGGCGAGTCTCCAACAGGGTCTGTAAATCTTTCACGAATTCAGGCCCAAAATTTGTACTTTTACTTGAACCCCACACCAACGAACGTGAATGTCCGAGTCTATGCCGTATCATACAACTTTTTGGAAACATCAAATAACTCGGCAAAGGTGACGTTTTCCAACTTTTTCTAGTTACAAACCCCAAGTCCTTCGGACTTGTTCTCGCTGCCCCTATCATCCAAGTCCTTCGGACTTGTCTTTTTCTAGTTAGAGACCTACGTCTCTTTCCCAGTATGAAGACTGGATCGGGAGACTTTGATACAAGCGCGATAGAAAATGCAGCGATTGATGTCTTTCTCCCAGTTTTAGAATCAGCGACCGTCCTTGCAGGTCATTATACAAAGGCGTGCGGTCGAAATTGCGTCACGGCTCAGGACATGAGTTACGGACTCATGTACGCAGCCAGGAACGTTGCTGGAAAGCACGTAGGGTCTTTGTACCCGGAGGTGTATGAGGCCGAGGACTCTGATGCAGAGTCCGACTCGAGCGATTGGGAAACGGACTCAGACCCAGGGGAACGCGAGTCCGAGCCGGAGTCTGAATCAGGTTCTGAATCAGACTCCCCAGAAGACGCTTGGACCCGGTACGAAGGAACAGAGGACGAAACGGCTCTCAAGATGAATGAGTGTGCTGATACTTGGGACGCGTGGACTCCCGAGAATCCTACAGAACGTGCGTTGAAAAACGCAGTGGACAAAAACTCCTTTTTTGGTAGGGAATGACCCATGTGAAGTACTGGGTCGTGGAAGAAGACGAAGATGTTGAAGAAATCAAGTATTCAAACATACTCGAGGAAGAGGAGTACGAGGAAGACGAACCCCCAGAAGGCTTCGAAGGGCTCCAGAAGGGGTCGGAACTTGATGGGGGCGAGACTTCGGTGGGGGAGTCGGGGGCTCCGCCCCCGACTCCCTGGGATCCTTCCGAAAGTTTTTTTGCTTACATATAATACAAAAGATGGCATCGACCGTTATGAGCCTTGCGACGACTGTTGAGGCACAGGGCCTGAACTCCCTGATTGGAGGTTTCTCCTTTGCATCTGCCCTGGCCTGGTACGGTGTTGTCCAGGCCATTATCGAGAAGTACGTCAAGTCCGGACCAGGCATCCAGGCCCACGTGCTTGCAGCCCTGCTGACCACTCTCCTGTCCATCCTGGTGTTCATGATCGCCAAGGCGTTCATCAAGAACGTGGAGATCAAGGAGCCAGGCCAGCCCCTGTTCGCTGTGACTCGTTAAGAGCCGACTCGTGGAATGACTTTGAGTCCAGATCCTACAGGGGCGGAGAGTCCAGACCCCCCTGGGGTCTGTCCGGGTCCTTTCAGGGTCCTAAAGGCTACGATAGCTCCAATAAGAACTAAAACTATGATCCACCAGTGAAAACGCCTCTTTGGCTCGGGTGGTGGAGGCTGTACTTTCATAGCCTCCACGATTCGTTTGATTTGTATCTCCTCCAGGGGCTGGGGAGGTGGAAGTGTTGGCTCAGGGTCGGGGGTCAAGTGAAGACGCAAAATGAAGGCGTTTGTGTTCCAGCCTCGGAAATCCAGGAGGTCCCCGTTTTTATCGACCCATCGAACCGTCAGGCGCTGCAGCGAGTTGATTGGTTCGGGGTAATCGACGGAAACCTTATAGTCCTTATTTTCATGAAAATTCTTGATACATGCAGACCCAACATCCATGATGATGGGTGCAAATGATCGGTTTGCATTTGATCCTGAAATTGTACCGGTCGTTCCTTGAAGCGCTCCAGTATCCACATTGAATGGAGTCCGGAGTTCGTCAATGTCTAGGTACACGTACTCGTTGAGTGAAAAATCGACCAGGGTCGTCGACTTGACGATATACTTTCCTGAATATGCAGGGTCCAGGGACGTTGCAGGGGAGGCCGTGTACGTCGTACCGTTTGTCAAGCCAACCATGGTTGCAAACTCTTGACTTTGAATTTTAAGTGTAAATGGACCAGCTGCTGAAAAGATGAAGTGACCCTCCTGGGGAAGGTAATCTAAAGTAACCGTGGCATTTGACGTGACCGCCTGAGCCAATGTGTATGCACCATAGAACCCTTGGTTCAACGAGATGTTCGAAGTCCCAATGGCAAAGACGTTTGAACCATTTGTCAAATTGTACATGGTATTTGGAACCCGAGCCGAGACCAGATCGACCCGCTCGATGTTTCGTATCGGTCGGGTCAAGTGGAGCGTATAAGATGAGCCTGTGGGGTACAGAGACACGTCTCGGTTTGCAGCATCGACGAATATGAGACGGGTACTCGCACTTCCTGTATAGTTCATTCTAATTTAAGACTGGAATTTGTTTTCAAGTTCTGTTATGCGTGCATGGGCAGTGTCAAGAGACGTTTTAAGGTCCTTGATTGCCTCGATTAACAAACCGACCATGTTTCCATATGCAACAGCCAAGGTTCCTTTCTCAGTTGTGTAGACCGCTTCGGGTAAAACCTCTTGAACCTCCTGAGCAATAACCCCCGTTCGACGTTCTGTTCCACCGTCGATTCTGGTGAACGTGTATCCACCAATCCTCGAAACCTTTGAAAGGGCGTCTGGAATTGGTTTTATATCCGTCTTTATGGTTCGATCAGAGTATGCAACGACATCACCCGAACACGTGAGTACGACGGTAGTCCCAGATGCAGTAGGGTTTGTTATAACAATTCCTGGTGCTGTTTGAATTGTTGATGCTGAGGCTGCATAGGTTACAGCGTTTGTTGTCACAGACCCAGACAAGGGATTCGTCGAAATTGTAGTCCATGAAGTTCCGGCCGCAGCCTTGGAAAGTACCTGACCCGTCGACCCAGCTGATCCCGATTGATCATAAATG